GATCGAGTTTAATATTGAGGCGTTTCATGGTGTCAGTATACCCTTCTATGTCAATGATGTCAAGAGCTATTTTGTGTTATCTTTTTACGCTCCTTTCATCTATTTTCTTGACATTCCTCTACGTGGCTGGTTATGCTTGGAGTATTCGTTCTCGTAGGCTCTCGCCCCGTCGAGCCCTCCGCTCATGCTGAGGGTGTCGATGCGGAAGGCCACGACCACCACGTCCTCCCCGAAACTTCTCCTGCGTGTCAATGATTTGCCATCTGAAAACGTTAACACCATTCGTTCTCGTAAATGGCGGTTAGCTGATTCGGAACGGGTGTTAGCATATCAACGAGCGTGGCGAACCAAACATCGAAAACGTCGGTTGCAGGTTGAAGCGGCTTGGCGTGCCAAGAATCGTCAGAAGTGCCGACAGTATCAACATCAATTTCGTGAACGTCATAAACAACGGATTGAAGTGGCTCGTCTTCATAAGACTTACGGGTTACCCTTAGATCAAGCCATCACCCATCTCCGAACTCCTGTTGGTTGTTGTCCCATCTGTCATCGTCAGCAACGACTTGTTATTGACCATCATCATTCGACGGGTTTGATCCGTGGACGACTTTGTCGCTCCTGTAATTTGCTTATTGGTCATGCCGATGAGAACATTGACCGGCTGACGTGTGCGGCCCAGTACCTCGCTCAGTGGCAATCGCATGGATAAGCCACTCTCCGTGAACGATGTGGTCTTCGTGAATGCGTATTTTTCTTCTAACCGTTCTGCGGTGCAGGCGTATCGAGCCAGTCATCCGAAAGCCTCGTACCGGACGGCGCGAGTCGAAGCCTATCGTGTCCTAGCGAAACCTAGCGTCAAGGCGGAGATTGCCCAGCGTCTCCAGGGTGAGGGTGGGATCACGAAGGAGTTTGTGCAATCCCATTTACTGAACGCACTCTTCCTCGCCAATAATGCCAAGGATGCGGCCGTCATTGCCTCCATCGCGATGGACTGTGCGAAACTCGCGGGCCTCATCACCGACAAACGCGAAGTCAAGACGATCACCGACGAGGAGAAGCAGTCCGTCCGTCAGCTCGTCCTGCAATCCTTGACCCCTACCCGTGGTGGCCGCGTCGGCGAAGGTCTGACATTAGACGTTATGTCACCGAGCTCCCCCCCTACCCCTAGTGGTCTCTCCGTCCCTGCCGTGGACACTGCCACGACAGCGAATTGATGGGAGAACAACGACCGTGTGAGGATTCGTCAGGGTGTCGGTGTGCGGGGGTGACCCCCCACCCCACCGCGGGGGGGAAGACATTTATCGATTCGACACCGACGCCCCCCGCGCACCAAAAATCCCAGGGGGAACAGCCCGGAGGGTCCACACCCCCGATGACCGACGACGAGCATCACCGCCTGATCGAGCGCTGCACCACGGATGTGGACTATGGGCAAGTCTATCTCCAGACCAAAGCCCGCGAGTCGCTGTGGTACTTCTGCCACACCATTCTGGGCTTCACCGACATGAACGCCGAACACGAGGCCCTGTGCGAGTTCTTGCAGCACCACCCCGCCACGACGAAGCTGATCTTGATGCCCCGCTATACCTTCAAGTCCAGCATCATCACCATCGGTCACAACCTGTGGCGGCTGCTCCGAGACCCCAACGAGAAAATCCTGCTCTATGCCGACGCCACCGACAAGGCCGAGGGCTTCCTCCTGGGCATCAAGAACCATCTCTTGGGCCTGTCCGCCACCTCCAAGTTCCGGGCGGTGTGCGGCGCGTGGGAGGTCGATCCCAAGCGTGGGGTCTGGAACCAAAGCGCCCTCGTCATCGCCCCCCGCACGCAGGCCCAGGTCGAGCCCAGCGTCGACACCGCCGGCGTGGAAACCAGCAAGGTCGGCAAGCACTACAGCCGCATTACCTTTGATGACCTCGTCAGCGACAAGAACGTCACGACCAAAGACCTCATGGATAAGGTTGAGCAGTGCTACAAGAAGGCCCTCTCCCTCCTGCAACCCAGCGGCCGCGTCGAGCTGGCGGGCACCCGGTGGCACTACGGCGACCTCTACGGACGGCTCATGGCGGAGTATAAAGGCCAGGCCGACTTTGCCGTGTTCCACCGCAAAGCCTCTGAGGGGACGCGCTACTTCTTTGCCAACATCGGCAAGGACTCCCTCACCCCCGCGTTCCTGGCGCACAAGCTCGCCACGCAGAAGTCGCGCCTGTTCAGTTGCCTCTACCAGAATGAACCCACCAGCGCGGACGACCAAGTGTTCAAGTATGAGCACTTTCGGTTCTATCCACCCGTCCAGGCGGACGCCAGGGCTCGGTGGGTCTCGACCTTGTACCTGACCGCCGTCCTCGACGCCATTCCGCCCCCCACCAGCGACCACGGGGATGACGCCGCCATCACCGTCGTCGGCACCGACGCGACCCACACCCTCTTTCTGCTAGAGGCCGTGGCCGGACGCTTGAGCCCCGAAGACCAAATCGCCACCCTGCTCCGGCTCCATGACCGCTGGCGGTTCCGCAAGGTCGGCATCGAGACCAACGCGTTCCAACAGATGATCGCCACGGCGCTGGAGCGCAGCCTCATGGCCCGTCGCACCCACCCGGGCTGGCGGCCCTTCGAGGTGGTCGAGTTCACCGGACGCACCCAAGGGAACAAGGAATCCCGCATTGAAGGCTTGGAACCCTATCACCGCCGGGGGATGCTCAAGCTCCCTGGCACCACCTTTGAAGCCCTCACCGGGGTCTATGCCGAGCTGGCCTACCAAATGGTGCAATTTCCCCACAGTCCCAAGGACGATCTGCTGGACTCCTTGGCCTACCATGTCCACATTCACCAGGCGGGCTACGACACGCCGCAGGCGGTGGCGTATCCCGTGACGTCCGCCGCGTGGTATGAACGGGAGATTTGGCGCCCGCAACAAGTCAAGGCCCTGCACCGCAGGCCGAGGTGGAAGCGGCCCGCCCTGCCGCAGTTGGCGTTTAGTTGATGTCGAACATCTTGACGGAACCGTGGAAGGTCGTGGTGAATCCGGCGGAAGACGGGCATTGGGGCAGTGTGATGATTGTCACCGAGGCGGCCGCGGTCACGGGGATTGCGTTATGGGTGCCGGAGAATGCGTCGGAACGCCGGGCCTATCGGAAGGCGGCGGCACAGATTGTCGCGGTCGTGAATGCCCAACAAGAGGAGACGCGTCATGGCGTTCGGCAAGACCATCGGGAAGCCTTCGGAGAAACGGCGTGAGGCGCACCGCGAGGCGGAATTGGCTCGGCGGCGCGTGGCGCATGAGGGGGTGAAGAGCGCCACGCCCAATCCGGGCGTGCAGGAGGGGTCCACGACGCCAGGCCGTGGCGGGATCACGTCGGCATGAGCGTGGACAAGCGGTATCCCTCCCTCCCCCCGTTGCGCGTGGTGAAGTTGCCCCCGCTGAGGGAACGGGTCCCGAAGGGACACGTGCGGGCCGCGGTGTATGACCAGCAACGCTTCCAACAGGCGACCTTTAAGCCACGAGCGTAAGGGAGACGTCGCGCACGATGCTGCCGTTGACACCGGACGCCCTCGCCCGCTGGCGCACCGAACTGGACTTGGGGATCGAGTTCCGTGACAAGGAATTTGGCACCTATCGCAAGCAGGGGGCCGGACAGCCTCCGACGACGACCGGGGCGGGCAAGAACCTGGACGCCTTTGAGCAGGGGGCGCGGTCTGAGGACTATGAGCCCCCCCTCAACTTGGTCTTTCCCATCATCAAGAATGTCGTGCCGACCTTGTTTTTTCAGAATCCCCGCGTGACGGCGACCCCGGAATTCCGAAGCGAGACGGCAGGGGAAGATGCCTTCTATGTCAGTGAATTGCTCAACCGTGATTTGCGCGACCCGATCCTCCGCATCAAGGAAACCGGCCAACTGGTCACGTTTGATGGCTATGTGTTGGCCTTAGGCGTGGTCAAGATCGGCTACGCGACCGAGTTTGGGGAGGACATTCTTCCCACCAAACAGGAAGCGCGTCACCGGTTGAGTGAGAAAGTGAAGGCGACCGTGAAGACGGTCTTGGAAGGGCTTGGGGTAACCGCGCCCACGGAGAAGGAGCCTGAGCCGGAAGTCGTCCACGCGGAAGAATCCATTCGCTCTGAACACCCGTACCTCCAATGGGTCAGTGAGTTTAACTTTGTGAAAGACCCTCGTGCCCGCGACATCTTTGACGCGCAGTGGGTCGCACAGCTCATTCGTCGCACGCTCGGCGCGATTAAGCGCGACCGGCGGTACGGACGCGCCAAATACGAGCTGACGCCTGAAGGGGTAGATGATGACCGGGTGCCGGAGTCGTCTCTTGAAGAGTTCCAGACCGCGGATGTGTGGGAAGTGCACTATAAGAACCCTGAGTCGCCGACGGGGATCACGGTCTTGACCTTTGCCGCGACGCAAACCCAGACCAAGGCGCTCTTGCATGAGCACAGTGTCTATGATCTCGGCGGGTGGCAATTCGAGGAGTTGGCGTTCAATAAGCATGGGCATCGTTTGTATCCCATCAGCACCATTAGTGTCATCCGACCGTTGATTGACCGGATCAATGCGTCCTTCGATGTGATGTTAGAACAGGTGGATAAGTTTCAGGCCAAGCTTGCCTACAATGAACGCGTGACCCTTGATGGCGAAACCGCCTTGGACGCTCCGACCCTTGGGGCACGGGTCAAAGTGTCAGGCAGCGAGGATGTCCGAGGGGCGATTGCGGTCATTTCGATGGAGCAGGTCAAGTCCGACCTGCTGGTGTTTATCAACCAGGTGGTGGATTTTGTCATTCTGATTACCGGCATGACCCGGGCGCAACTGACCGGACTGACGACCGCCAACACCGCCACCGAAGCGCAGATCGGCCAGTCGGGGCAGAATCTTCGGCGGACGGATGAGGCGAATGTGGTGGGCGCGTGGTTTAATCGCGTGATGACGAAGTATTGGCGGGTGAAAGCCCAATTCCAAGACTTGACCGAGATTGATTTGGTGAAAGAGACGGGCGTGCCTGATCCCGCCACGGGGATGACACAAACGCAATGGTATCCCCCCATCGATGAGGCGCGGGCGACGCGGTTGAGAAGGAGCCGATACCGATTCGATTTGGAAGTCTCCTCGATGCAAAAACCGAATTTGGAAATCATCCGTGCCCAGTTTGAGGCGTTTATGCGGGCGTTGATGGAACCCATCGTGACCCAAGGGTTGGCGCTTGACGGCAAACGCATTTCTGTTGCAGAAGCCATTCGTCAATGGAGCCGGTTCTTCTCCGAGTATGGGTTGCAAGATTTGGGCAAGTTGGTCGTGCCCGTGCAAGACCCCCGGCTGCAACAGCAACTCATGCAGTATGGGATGAAGCCTGCACCAACCAACGGGAATGGCACGGCACGGTTAGCGGGATCGGTGCCAACCCTCGCGGATTTGACCAGCGCGGCGGCGGGCGAGAAGGGACAGGGCGTCAGTCCGGTGTAAGGGCTGTCACTGACATGCACACCGTCTACTTCTTCATGAATGATACCCCCAGTCCCCTGTCCGTCCAGAACAAACGTGACGCGTGGATGCCGAAGGATGGACAGGGGTACTTTGACAAGTCTGCGAGGGAGTATTTCGAGACCAAGCGTCAAAAGCGAACGTGGTTGGCGCGGCATGGGATGCGGGAGACGGGAGAGCTGTACCGTCCGCACAAAGCCCGTGACAGTCGGGAAGGGTGCATGAGGAAATCCCATGTCGGATGAGACCGCAAAGCAGTTTGAAAAAGATAAGTCCGTGAAAGAGTCGGCTCCCGAAGGTCGGAGTGTGACGATTACGATTACGCTGCATCCCATTTATTAAACTACGAAAAATGACAAAGAAACAGATCGCCTTTAGATGGACTGAACCAATTATTTCCATATGCATGATCCTATTTGTTTCCCTATCTGTTGCGGGGCTTTATGGAACACATCAGATAGAAAAACAACTAGAACATTCCCAATCACAACTAGAACTTGCCAATAGAGAATTAGAACTCGCCAAAGAAGAATTGATCGACCTAAAAATCATATCTGGATGGGGTGCTGGTTCCGCTACAGTCAATACTGCTGTTCTAACTAAATACCAGAATGAATATAACCTCATGCTCATTTTTCTTCTGGAAATCCGGTCGGTTGATTATTTAACAGATACCCACATCGTAAAAAGCTATCCCTTTGATATTGATGGCAAGACACGTACTGTTGAAGTCCCACCACACGATAATGAGTTTTGGTCGCGTCTCCCATCTTCAACTGGACGAGTCAAAATCTACCCTGTTCTGTTGCCAAAATCTATTCCAGTGGATCGAATCAAGTGTTTGGCAGATGTGAAGGTTAATCAAGGCCGTATTTTTAATCCTAAAGGGGTATTGGCTGCACTCCTGATACGAATCACAACAAAAAAAGTTGACGATGCTCACAAAATCGAAATTCCACAAGCTCCTTAAGCAGGCGTCCCAACCCGTGCGTGGCGGGATGGAGGGATTGTGGAAGCGGATGAACGGAGGATAAGTGATGCCAGCAGGCAGCGGGGGATACGGCACGAAAGAAGTCGGCGGCTCGGTGGCGAGCACCTTAAAGCGTCAAGCGGCCAAGCGCGTCTCGTATGACAACACGAAACTGCGCCCTCGGAGCGCAGGGGGCAACGGGAAATTCGGGGGATTGCCCGGTGGGCCCAGCGGTGGCTCGATGGGGAGCCGTGGGAAGCGGTAAGCCCATGCCGGCGGCGCTGGAGCGCACGTTGAAGGCGCAGGCGAAGAAGAAGTTTGGTTCGACGACCTCGGAACGGGCTCGAACGTTCATTTACGGAACTCTGCGTAAAACGGGATGGCATCCGGGGAAACGATGAATCTCAAAGACATCAATACGTGGTGGCACCGAGGGATGGAGAAGGAACGTCGACGCGTGACCAACGCGCCCAAACCCTTCACGGGAGATCGGTTCAGCGTGCCGGAGAACTTTAGCCACTTCGCCCCGAAGCAACCTCGGTCAAAGACACTTCATGCGCGTTAGCGTTGAGATTCCTGAACCCAAGACAGGATTAGACACGGCACTTGCCAAACAGTTTGTCGATATTCAACGACAACTGATGGGGATGGTGAAAACGCAAGACGACTCCAAGCAGTCCATGCACGTGATGATGATGGAATGCATGGAGGAACAGCAAACCAGCCTCTTACACGCGATGGAACGGCTCATGGGGATGATGCAGAAATCTCACCAGCCGTCTGAGGCAATGGTGCAGGCCTTGCGAGGATTGAAACACACCGTCTCCGAGCTCCCCGGTGATCTCAAAGACGCCCTAGATCATCAGTCTCGTGGCGTGCACGAGCGCGCCATGAAGGTGTCGGTGCGTCCCCACGTGACGGTGGCGATGCCATCGGGACTGGTGCACCGGATCGATTCGCTGGAATCTGCGCTGCTGAATGGGTTGCGTCGGTCGCGCAACCGGACGTTTGGGAGCAACTACTGATGCGGCGCTATCGGTGGGGGTTCTTGGGGCTTGGAATCGGGAGCATGGCCATCGGGTGGTGGCTTCCCTTTGTCCACGCAGGCAAGCAAGTTGGTGAGGACTCCGCCTACGCCCGTGAGGTGGGATTCGAGCAGCGATTCTTCTATGTGAGCGGAGGTAATGGCGACGGTCAGATCGAGTATATTTGTCGAGCCTTTCCTGGCGTAGGGGATAGTGATAATACGGCTGCCGCCGTGTGGCAAGTCCAGCGGTTTACCTATGACAGCTCGAACCGTATTTCGACCATTGCGTTTGCCGGGGATGATGATGCCTACGGACAAAGTTGTGACAACCGAGCCAGCCTCGACTATAACTGATCTCGTCGTGGACAATATGCACTTTCGGTATCAGCAACTGGACTTTCGTAATTCGATTCGACAATTTCCCATGATTCGTTGGCGTTGTCTCCGGTGTGAACGAATCGTCATCTGGCCGATGGACCCCGTAGAGATTACGGCAAGGTATGGTGGGTGTTGTCTGTGTGACTAATGCCCTATATTTCTCGACTGGAAGTTGCACAACGCGGGAGACGATTCACGTATCATGATTGTCCATCGTGTAGGACACAGAACCCTTTCGCGGCTCTTCGGGTCATTGGAAGATTACGAGTTGTGCCTCAGAGCGACGTAACTGAAGTTGTACGGTGTCCCGATCATCCAGATTTTCAGGTGAGAACTTGCTCAAGGGGGGTGTCCGGTGGGGACTGATTGAGAGACGCTTCTACGTCGATGCCCGCCAATACAACTTGGAATGCCCAACAGAGCCGAACGCAACCAGGAGTGACGATGGCAAAAAAGATTAAGAAGACGAAGAAACGTCGTAAAGGTTATTAGTTCGTAAGTTGGAACGGGTGATCTCCGTTCCCACAACAAAATCGTTTAGCGGCTAGTTGGAGCCAACTCTCTGACTAGCCGCTTTTTGTTGTGTTGGTGATCGTGGGTGCATGGCCCACTCACCCAGGGCACCACGCAGCCGAAGTCGTGACGGCAAGGAGGAGGCAATGTCGAACGTAGAGGAAAGTCTTCAGGAGCGCGAGGTGTATGGCAACGCTCCAGGGTGGGCTCAAGGCCAGAGAGTGAAAGAGGCTGAGCCTGTAGACGCGGCGCAAGAGGAGGCCCCGCCAGCCTCAGACGCAGCAGCCGCCCCGTCAGCGGCAGCAGAGTCTTCCCAAGAACAGGTTTCGGAGCAGGCACCTCCGCCACCAAGCCAGCCTGAACCTGGGAAGAAGTTTAATATGCCGCCTTCCGAACGGTGGGATGAAATCATTCGGGAACGCGATGCGGCGCGTCAATCCGCAATGGAAGCGCAACACCTAACGCAGTTAGCCTTGGAACGTCAGTCGGTGCCTCAACCGCCCCAAGGGCAGCCTCAAGACCCCTGGGGAGGATTGGTGGATCATGCAGACCCGGCGACGGCGCAGTTCTGGCAGACACAGCGGAAGCTCCAAGAACCACTGGCCCAACGGGTGCAAGGGCTTGAGCAGGCTGTTCAAGCAGGCACTCAAGAACTTGCAGAGCTGAGGATTGAGAACTTTAGGCTCAAGAATCCTGAGATTGCTCCGGGGTCTACCGAGGAAAATGCCGTCGTTGGATATGTTCGGGCAGGGTATCGGCTGAACGATGCGAAGAAATTGGCGTTGTATGATTTGAAGTATGGCACGCTCGAAGCGGAAAATCGAGCGTTGAAATCTAAACAGGCGTTGGTGCCTCAGAAGCGGGCAGCCGCCAATTCGGAAGCCTCTGCCGGCATTCCAAACACGGCGGGCTTGCCTCCCAGACCAGGCGACTGGCGGGAGCGAGTCGGCGAGGTGGTGGATAAAGGCGGGAGTTTTCTCGATGCGGCGAACGCCATCTTTGGAGGCCCTCGGCACTAACAGAAGGATGATGAGCAATGCCAGCAGGGACGAATTATGGCACGGCTCAACTGTCGCGGACTCAGCCCAACTTCGGGGATGAGGTCTTTGATGGCATCTCGACTAATAACTCCTTGGTTTGGATGCTGCGGCAGTCGGGCAACATTAAGACCAGCGAGGGCGGGCGCACCTTTACGCACCCGCTCATGTATGCGCTGAACACGTCGTTTGCGGCACGGGCGCACGACGCGACGATTCCTACCCCTGATCCACAGACCCACACGCATTCAGAGTGGACGCCGGGTGTTATTAGCGGCTCCATTACCCTGTTTCGGTTGCACCAAGCGATGAATCAGGGCAAGGCGGCCATCCTCAAGTACCTGGAGGAAAAGAAGCAGTCGGCGATTACGTCCATGACGGAAGTGTTGGGGGATGAATTGGTGGATGGATCAGGGACCGCTCCGAGCTGGGACAGTTTGGAGACGATCATCTCCGCCACCAACACGACCACCGTGGGCGGGATTGCGGGTTCGGATGCCACGTGGCAGAACTATGCCGCGACGACGGCCACCGCGTTTAACACCACGAACCAAGGTATTACCTCGATGGATGCGGCGGTGCGTGGCGCGACGTTTGGCACGAAATCACCGAGGGCCATCTTTACGACCTCGGTGCTGTACGGCGGGTACTACATCAGCCAGGCGGGCAATATCCGCTACTACAATGAGGAATTGGCGGACGCCCACTTTGAGCACCTGAACTTTGGACGACGCCCGGTGCTCTGGGATGACAACATTGACACAGGACGGATGTACTTCGTGGACACCGATAGCCTCTGGCTGCAAGTCTTGAAGCAGGGCAATCTCGTGACCACGTCGTTTCTGCCCTCGACCAATCAGTTGTCGGATCAAGCGTTGATGTATATTTTCGGCAATCTCACCACGGGTTCGCGGCGAACCCAGGGCGTGGTGACGTTTACCGGCGGCACGGGTGGCGTCTAACCCAGAGGAGATGACGATGCGTAAACTACTCGCAGTGCTCGCTCTCCTCTTGGCAGGGAGTGGAGTCGTGTGGGCGGATGGGTGTCCCTCAACGGTCGGGACGACCACGCGCTATTCGTGCACGCAAACGGTCTTTAACGATTCTGGGAGTGCGCTGACTTCAGGATCGGTGGTCATTTGGGATAACGACGATGCGGAATATGATCGGAGCGGGTATCCCTATGTGACGACGGCGACAACGAATGGGTCTGCCCATGTTGCAGGAGTGTTAGTGAACAACAGTTGTGCGGATCAATCGTTGTGTGAGATGGTCTATCACGGATGGGCGTTTACTCGGATTGCCCATTCAACCTCTGCGGCGGTGGAAGACACCACGGTTTCGACTAGTACGGTCGCGGGGGAAGCAGGAGATTGGGATGGCGGGGCGAATGAATGTTCGCTCGGAACGGTGCTTGAACTCTGGAACTTGAGTACAGGGTCTCTAGCATCTCCTGCGGTGAACAATACGCCGATGCCCATCTGGGTAAACATTTCGTGTGAAGACTAACTGGGGATGCGGCTACGGGAGATCGGCTGGGTGGTTGTCTTGGCCGGTCTCCCGTTCGCGCATTTTCTGTTTCGCCCGCTTGATCCCTGGCACGGACAGGCCTTATGGTGGCAGCTCGGCACCTTGGGCATGTGGGCGTGGGCGATAGGGGTGGGTGGGGTGGCAAGCGTTGCGAATCGGCCGTTGGGCTGGTTGATCGCGTGGCTGGGAGTGCTCGTGCTGTCCTTGTGGACGAAGACTATTCTCAAAGACCACTTGTATCCTCTCCCGATGTTGCAGGGCGCGTTGCACGTGCTCTTGGTGATTTTGGCCTACCATGCGATGACCATGAGTTTAACGCTGGAGGGCGTGCAGCGGGTAAGTGTGTGGATTACATGGGCAACCGTCGCCTTGATGCTCTACGGTGTTTTGCAAATATGCAACCTCGATCAGTTTTTTCGATCACTCGATCCGACCCTCAAGCGGGATACGCTCGTGGGCACCATTGGCAATCCATCGCATTTTGCCGCGCAACTCGCCGTCGTGACGCCGTGGCTGTGGATTCAGCGCCATTGGAGTCGATGGCTAGGTGTGGTGGGAAGCCTCGCCCTTGTCCTGTGCTGTCAATCGGTTGGTGGATTACTAGCATGGCTTGTGGCGGCAGGCGTGTTGGTCTGGTGGCTCCATCCACGGTGGCGTGTGGGATTTGCCATCGTGACGCTGGGGTTGCTGGGCGTGTGGGTGCTGCAACACGACGCCTTGAATTTTCATGGTCGCTGGCAAGCTTGGCAAGCGTTCTACCGCATCTTTCAGCAGCAAGCGATCATGGGGTTTGGGCCTGGATTCGTGATGGAGGTCTCCCGCCTCTTTAAGTTAGGTGATCCGCTCTTTACATGGCGGCACGTCCATAATGAGGTCTTCCAATTAGCTATCGAATGGGGATTGATCGGAGCGGGATTGTTCCTGTGGCTCTGCGGCGATGCGGTCAGACGAGTCTGGCGAGCCGAGAAGACTCCTGTGGTGGTGGCGTGCGCGGCGAGCGTGGCGGCCCTCTTTGTCAATAGTCTTGTGAACTTTCCGTTCCATCTGGCAGCCATCGGGGGGTTTGGGGTGTTTGCCTATGCGGGCGTGTGTTTGGCAAGTCCGAAAGGGACGTAATGGCTCTTACCACGTTTGACGAAATTCGTGACAACATCGCCTCCACGATCCGCGATACCCAAATTGAAACGATCTTGTCCAACTTTATCAACTTAACTGGCATCGAAATCCACGGCTACCATCCGTGGTCGTTTCTGCGACGCAAGCAAACTTTTAGCACAGTCGCCTCCCAAGAAGACTACAACCTCGACTCTGAGGTGGATCGGATTGCGATCCTGAAGCAAAATACGACCCCTCAAAAGCTCTACTATTTGCCCGATGCGCTCTTTTACCGCTTGGTGCCGAATCCCGAAGACCTCAGCACGGGCACGCCACGCTACTACCGCCTCTGGGAGGAAACAGGTTTTTCCACCAACCTCGCCTCTGCCGATACGATCTATGTGGTCTCGTCCTCCACCTCGGATGGCTCCTCCTTCAATATGCGGGTAGTGGGGCGCAATGCTAGCGGGGAAGTCGTAGCCGAAACGTTGACGCTCAATGGGACCACGAATGTCACGAGCTCGACCACGTGGGCCGCGTCAGGGTTAATGTCGATTTCCAAGTCGGCAGCCACAACCGGCACGATCTCCTGCTATCGTACCACGGGGGCAACTCTCCTTTCGGAACTTGAACCCGACAATCTGACGCCACGCTACAAGCGGCTCAGTTTGTATCCAATCCCTTCAGCGATCATCACGATGTATCTTGAATACCATGAACGCTACCGCTACCTCATCCACAATACCGATGTGCCGCAACTGGACAGCAAGTGGATGTGGGTGCTGCGGGAAGGCGCGCTCGCCAAAGCCTGGGAATACAAGCAAAACGAGACGGCGAGCGCTCAACACTATGCCATCTATCAGCAGGGTTTGAAGCAAATGCGAGCGCAGGATGAGGAAAATCTGGACTACGTGCCCATCCTCCAACCTCGTGTCTTTAGCTACTCGACTGTGCGCCGCAGGAGTGATTCGGTGAACGATGCGTTTCCGTCGTATAGCGTTGGGATGTAGCCTCCTATGGGTATGGTGCAGCGGGCTCGTGGCTGCCAAAGAAGCCCGCATCTATCCCCAGCAAGGCGTGCAGGTGTTTTTAGGGCTCGACGATACCTCCGCCCCGACCCAAGTGCAGGATGGTCGAGCCCAAGACCTCCAGAACGTGTTTTTGGAATCAGGGGCGATACGGCAACGGTATGGCGTCGATCTGGTGCTGACGCCGGACAGCACGAATGGCTTGCAGATCGGCGATACGCTGGATATTCAGGATGAAGCCTTTTGCGCGGTTACGGGAGTCTACTACACCAAGTTTTCGTCCGGCACCGAGCGGATCGTGGCGACGTGTGGCACCCGCACCTATTTTCTCAATGGCATTGCCAGTTGGGATCGAGTCACGGGGGTTAGTCATACGGCAGGCCAGAACAACCAGTTTGTCTTCACCACCGCACTTGACAACATTATTGGCACGGATGATGTGGACGCGCCTCTGCAATACAACGGAACGACGCTCACCACGGTTAGTTTTACCGGTCTCACGAATGCAATCCAGCAAGCAAAAACCGTGGCGTTTTTCAAGAACTATCTCATCTTTGGCAACACCAAAGAAAACAGCGTGGAGTATCCCACCCGCATTCGATGGTCGAATGTCGGCACGATTAACACCTGGACGGATGAGGACGCTGTGGATATTTCCCCGTTGGGCGGCCAAGAGATCGTGGCGACGGCCGAGCTCTACGACAACCTCTATGTCTTCCTTACCGACTCCATCTACAAGGTTAGCTTGGTGGGCGGGGTGGATACGTTTCAAATCTCGAAAGTCACCGATGACATTGGGTGCATCGCCAAGAACTCCGTCCAATCTATCACGCTCAGTAATTCCCAGAATGGCTTGGTGTTTCTGGACAAAGACAAAAAAATCTATTTCTTTAATGGGGTCATTGCACAGGATATTAGCCCACTTATTGAGACGACGATGGATGGGTTATCGGGAGGGCGTCTTCAATACGCCGTTAGTGCGGACACCAACGAAAATTACTTGCTCTGCGTCACATCGGGCACGGGAACGACGAACAATCTCTGCCTGGATTTTGAATACACGATGGGGGAGTGGAGCAAGCATACCAACATTTCCGCTAACGCGATGGCGCACGTCCTCGACAATAACACCACCGATCAGGTCTATTGGGGCAGCTACAAAAGTTTCGTCTACCAATTTTCCGATACGAGCAAGCGGGATGACGTGGGCAGTTTTTCCGGTACGGTCTCAACCGTCAGCCGCTACACGACTGATACGGCCTCCTCGCTCCAAGTGCTCTATAACGCCGCCTGGAACCTGGTTACGGGATCATTGGCGGGCGCCCCGATTGAATTGGTGGGCGGGACAGGGTCAACTCAGACCAACACCATTGCCGACAATACCAACACCGGCTTGGTGGTGAC